TTCTCAAACGAACTCGGATTCTTGTGATGCCGAGTTACTATGAGAGTTTTGGGCGAATTGGCGTTGAAGCAATGTACAATGGTATTCCAGTTTTGTATTCTACGCCCACATCCAATACAAAGTACCCAGGTGGAAGCACAGAAGGTATGGAAGAATGGATCACGCCTGCCGGGATCTCGTGTGATCGTGAGAAAGTAGACGAGTGGATGAATGCAATTGTGTCTCTTGACAATGAAGAGGACTATGTCGCGCGGTCTGACCTGGTCCGAGCACATATCCAATCACTGAATCTGTTTACGGAGGGGTCTCGGATTGCGGGACTGGTTGAGCAGTTTGTTCGAGAACACCCTGTGAAGATTCAGACTCCTCGGCAACAGATGGAAGCACAACTACAGACGCCTCAGCAGGTCGCGACGCGGATTGTTCAGCCGGTGGGTCAGGTAGGATTTTCGAATGGGCGACTGAGAATAAAGCGCTAACTCTATCTTGTAACCAACGACCCTTCTTACACAGAGCATCCTGATCTGGGTCCAGACCATTATCAATCGTGGGCTTTGGAGGAATATACTTTGCTCCCGATGTCACCGGATTTGCAGGGATCAAGAATTCGATTGCATCAAGAACAGTCTCGTGAGCAAGCAACGACTTCTCTGCTTCCTCGCGAGTGCAACCCGTCATCTGTTGAACCATACTGGCGTCGTCCATCTTTTTCTTGTTTAGTTGTAATACCTGAAGATGCGTTTCATTGAAGATCTCTGTCCACCGGCACTGCTGTATGCAGTTTTCCTTGCGATCAATCTTGGATTTGATGCTGCTCTTGGCATGTGGGCTACTTTCGTAATCAAGCTGGTCATGGGTCTCGCAGTTGTGGTTGTTCTGGACATGTTCTGCGGAATCGGACTGAGTGTCGTCTCCTGGTTCTTGGTTGCTACACCCTTTATCGTCACTGCCCTTGCTACATCAATTTCTATGGGTACAAACTTTGATGTTATCGTGCTTGGTCAGTTTCCCAAGGAGGATTTCTTCGCTGGCAAGGACAAAATGGAACTGGTCCCGGCAGATTCAAATGAGATCAAGTAAGCCAAAAATGTCGATGATTTGTATGCTTCGTCTCTACAACAGTGTGTGCAAGTTTATCAGCTGGATCTTTGGAGCACCGATCCATCACAAGAAGATCTCCTACTACATTCTCTCAGACGAGTACGATCAGGATGAGGTTGATGAGATGACGCGGGTCCCCGAGGATGGGGTCTTTATTGAGGAGTGGGAGAAGGATGGAGTGAAGAAGTGCAATCTCTTCTACGACACCGACGAGATTGTTCGCGGAGTCTACGATCCATTCGACTACGAGCCGTATGTTCCGTGGATCTGGATTGGGGACAAGACCAGCGAGGTTGATCTTACCGCCGCAATGGAGAAGTACATGGTTGTTGGGAACGTCATCGCCCTAGACCTGATTCTCCATCTCATCCAGGTTCACAACGACACAGAGATTGTGTACATCGACGCTCGCACGTTTGAGGAGGTAAAGTTTCCGAACAAGGGAGTAAGCATCCGTAAGCGGAATGTCAATGACAACGAGTCGAGTGCCCTTACCAGCTAAGCCATTTGAAACTGCAGAACGGTATATCCAACTCAAGAAGAAGTACGCGCCGACGTCCTGGTATGCGATGATGAGTCTTATAAGTGACATGATTCTCATGCCAATCATAACAATCTTTTTCATCTTTTTGTGGCAGGCTGACGTACTGACCGTTGGAATGACGGCTCTGAAATCGTATCAGGTATGGAAGGAGTATACCGAATACACCAGCCTGCGATTTGATGTGCAAACTATGTTTTTACATTGCCAGACAGTTGGCGGACCGTTTATCGTGACAAACAATCCAGCTTATATGCCGTATGTATTTGCCGATGCTGTTCAGCGAGTGCCCGTCGGGATGGCAAAGGCACCGCTCGGCGGAAGGTTAGACGGGTAGGGAGACTGATTCGCCATACCACGCTCTCCGGAACCCGTAAATCCGTACCCAACACCTGCAACGGACCCGCCACCCCGCATCGAGCGACGACGTCCGCGGTGCTTACGACGAGTACGGCGACCACCCTTGTGCTTATTCAACTTTGTTGTAACCTGCCAGTCGCCCTCGGCACGGCAATAACCCATCATGACACCTGCATCATTCCTGATCGATTTTACAAATACATACGGCTCCGGGCATTGACTCTTCGTCACCATGTCGGGATCAAGCGGCGCTGTGGCATAGATGGTGTTGGGATCCGGATCCGCACCTCCACGGCGACGGCGACGGCGACCACCCTCTTCAGCTCTCGGCGCGGTCGGTCCCATATTCGGAGGCGGGCTAGTTCCACTACAGTGTCCGAGGGGATCGCCGTTCGCGTTCTTGGGATCTGCAATTTCTGGGCCAATGCCGAGAAGACCATTGCCGGCATCTGTGAGCGTGTATCCATATGGAGCAGCGGTCCAGGTGCGACCTTCCGATACACACTGTTGTTCCGGAAAAAGCTTGCTCCCGTCATCGGCAACAATGTCTCCCACGACCGGAAGAGCATCAAGATCTCCCGCACCTCCACGGCGACGAGACCGACGGCGACGGCGACCACCTGTCGGCTTGTACGGGGCTCCATTCGGAACCGATGTCATGTTCGGGACATACTCAAGAGCACCAACCGAGATTGGCGATCCAACACCATACCCATTTCCTCCCCGCATCTTGCGGGAACGACGGCGACCACCCGTAGTTTGAGATTGACAACTCATTTACTCTACAGCTGGAAGATAAACGCCGATCGATCCTGGCTCGCCATCATACTGTTCGAATCCACGAATGTGGGTGCCAACAGGAGCATCGGCAATGGTTGTCAATGCAACCAAGTCGGGGTGATGAAACAACTCGAGAAGCTCGGCGATCTTTGTCTGTCGTTGAGCAAATGTCAGCTTTTCGTGAATACGAGTTCCGTTCAAGACCAAGACATCATATACAACATAAATCTTGGGCGCCAGTCGAACGACTCGAAGAATGGTATCACAACAGAGTCTCTCATCCATGACCAAGGCCAGATTCTCAGGGCGTTCTCCCTTTGAATCTGTAAAGTATGCATAGGCATTGCCCTCTTGAGAGTGTGTCAAGTAAATCCATCCAGGATTTCCACTATACTGAGGCACCTGACATGGGTCCGAGATTGGGGACCCCTTCCTTACTAGAGGAGACAGCCGATAAGAGACTTTCATACGTTGGTACATTCGTGGGGAGAGTCACCGTTTCCCTCTCCTTCGCTGGCTCGCTGAAAGCGGGCGCCGATGTGCGTGCCGGTCCGGGATCGCGTGTATCGACGGGAGGAGGGAGCTTTGTTGTGACCAGGGGAATCTCCGGAGCTACCGGCGGTGCTTCTGCGACTGGTTCAGCAAAGCGGACAACCGGAACGGGTGCCGGTTTCGGTTGGGGAGGATACATTTGCCGAACTACATAGAAGACGGCTATGTGGATGAGAGCGAGCATCAGGAGAGTAGATGCTCCTACGGAGAGGATGTTCCAGACGTCCATTTACATATTCAAGACCTTTTCTAAGCATAGAACAAACCGCAATGTCCGAGACCACGCAAGCAGTGACTACAGAGGAGGTGAAGCCCGTCGTTGTTCCGGAGCCCGTGTCTGCAGTCGCCACCGCTGTGGCGTCGGTGGTCCCGGATGCACTCAAGTCTGATGTGGAGAAGATCGTCAAGGATGTTCTGAAGGCTGCCATCAAGGAGCTTCTGGATGAGCTCAAGAAGTCGCCCCTTGCCAAGCTGGACAAGGACGGCGATGGCGTGATCTCTGTCGCCGAGGTTAAGGAGGTGGTTAAGGAGCAGGCTCAGAAGCTGGGTTGCGCGCCGTCCTGCACGATCTCCTGAAAGAACCACACAACACCACCCACCTCTTCCTTCCAGACTCGAGGGGATGTCGAGTACAAAGTAATCGTTACGGCTTCGGTGTGATATACCCTTGAAAAGACCTCAGGCTCGTGGGGTCGACTAAAAAAAGAGCAAGACCCATCTGGGTTGAACTGCAGTGCCTCCAGGGTCTTCTCGTATTCATTATACCTCCCAAACCCAGTGTAAAAATACTTGGTTTCGTAGGTTGTTCCTTTAACGCTCGCGAACTTCTCTGGAAGTCCTTCAATGATGGAGATCTTCATTATTACACAGACACAGTGTTTGCGAAAACGATAGCACGAAGGACCTCCTCGTTGGTCGTCGCCTCCGTCATCTTCTTGACGGCATCGCTGATTGCCCCGTGGATCACCTCCCACTTCTCAATGTCATTGATGAACTTGGTCTCCCGCACGCGACCATCGGGGAAGGACTCGATCAACTCGGACTCCGCCGCGCCGGACAGCGCCATGTACACTCGAAGCTGAATCTCGTCGTACATTGGAACGTCCTTCCACCAGCGTGTACGCGCCTTGGAGTCCACGATGCGATTGTGCTCCTCAACGTAGCCGTCGGTACGTCCGATCAGCTTGAAGGTGCTGTACGTCTTCTTGAAGGTCATCGTGTTGCGGTCCTTGACCTTAACATTGTTGTCTGTCTCGTAGGTGTCGAGAATCTTGTTCTCCTTGTTGAGTCCGCGCTGCTTCTGGACAGCACCGCGAACCTCGGTTGCCAGCATCTGACGAACCTCACTCGACAGCTCAGAGTGGCGGAGATTTAGAACCAGACCCGCCTGGGTTTCGACGTCAGCAAGGGTCTCGCTAATGTCAGTCTTGGACTCACATGCACGAATGCCCGCATTCACAACATCACGAATGGGCGAACTACGAAGAACCGCATCCTTCAACTTGGAAATAGCGATGCGTCGCTCACGAACCTCGAGGTCTGCAATACGGTTCTTGGTGGGAATGTGGCGAGAAAGCAGGTCATACATCGTCTCATGGGGTGACTGATAGGCGTGAAGACCAATCAGTCCAGCAACCTTAGAAGCAGAGATCTCAGGAAGAAAAGTTGTCATTTTTTGCTCTACCTCCGTTTTCCTCTCCGAATGAACATCCGTTTTACCTGCGCCGATGGGCATGCGCATCTTCGAATCCATCCGCAACACACCTACAACACATCACAGAAGCAAGAACTCCAAGCGTCATCCCGTATACAATCACTCCCACGTTGATCAGAATTAGAGCAATCATTTTCGCCACAGAGTCTATTGTCTACCCCAGATCAAATCCGTTTTAGACGGGCCGAGAGTCAATGAGGTTTTCAAAAATTTATCCGTTACAGGTAATGGCGAATCCTGTGCCTGCACCTGGAACTAGCGGTGATATTATGCAAAAGGGTACTGCAGATGAAGCACACTTTCAAGTTGAAAGCAAGACAGAACTTGTGAATCGAGCCAGGGTGGAGTTCAATAAAGTCAGAGAGATTAAGAGATTCTTGAATGATTTGATTCGTTCACCTGCTTTACAAATCAATGATGAGAATGATTTTCGTGGACGACCGAGAATGAGGTCAGGAAACGCGGATATCATCGATCTTGCAAGAGACTTGGACCAAAGACTGGCTGCGACTACGTATGATGCGCTACTGTTTAATATGGAAAGCAACTTACAACGAGCTGTCGATGCAACGAACCCCACGCGTGCAAAAATGACAGGAATCATCGGAACCCAGTACGGATTACCGGGTGCGACGACAAGCACGGTGACGTCATTCGGACAACCAAAAACGTTTAACGCACCGGGTGGTCCAACGGCGTTAATTGCAGATTTTGCAGGACTGAAGCGTGGAACAATTGGCCGTGGTCGGAGGCGACGCACTCGCAGGCGTTCAGCTCACTGAATCCGCATCTTCACTTACAGATCAAATCCGTTTTAGACGGTATGCGATGTCTAAAAATCTTGTAAAGATAATAAATGGACTCTACTGCGTTTGTTGTTGACACCCCAGACACTGCATATATGGAGGGACGTGAGTATTTAGTAAAGTTTACACCCTATGAAGGAGAGGAAATAACTAGGAAACTTAAGTATTCTAAGAACGAAGAGAACGAAGCTACCGGGGTGATCTCGTGGCTTGTGCCGGATAGGTATGGTATTGCCGTTACCTTGAAACGAGGGAAATTTAGTACAGCTGGACCGGTGGCGCTTCCTCGAGCTCCCGGCGAGCGTGCATCCTTTTCACCCACACCAGTTGGTGCTCGCGGTGCTCAACGCACACGCCGTCGCAACCGCAAATCTCGTTCCCGCAGATCTCGTTCTTACCGCAAGCATAGAGTTTAGGAGAAACTCTGTTTCATACGGACAATCGCATCCGGGCATCCCTTGTAAAACGATTGAGACGGCGAGTATGTTTTCTTGTTTTCTGGCGCGTGCGTCTCCTACCCGAGAACTGCTTGTAATAGTTCGGATCTCTCATCACACCGGGTACTCCCGCTTGTTCTCTGACAAGGTCTGCTTGCTGGGCCGCATTCTTACCACCCGGTCCTTCTGCTGGTATACCCGAAACAAACTGAGCAATGCTTGATTCAACACCAGTCGGTAACCCTTTATACATGCCGACAAGTCTGGCGTTTCTGACATTGCGACCCTTTTCTTTCTTCTCCTCCGGAGTCATGTACCTCTGAAACATCGTATCCGGCGGATAGTTGTTGGCTATCAATGGTTCTATCCCTATCCCTGGCGCTAAGTCTTCTAGGTGTAGTGGTCTAATCTGGAGTGCGCGCTTTGATAAACGTTTTTTTACAATAAAAAGAAATCCTATACCACGGTTACCATTGTCATCAATACGATCAGATAGGGGTGAATACACAAACCCTACTTGAAGCGCTTGTATTGGTACAGGAGGACCATCAGGAGTATTGTCTACCATTTATAATACCTTTCATACTTTTACTTAGACGAAGCTCTTCTGCATGCGGACAATCGCATCAATCCATCCGGGCATTCCCTGTAAGACGGTCGAGACAGCAATTGTATTTCCGGATACCACAGTTGCATCAAATGTTGTCCCTTCACAGACAATCACCAAGGCTGCAATCAGGAGATGCTGTTTTGTCTTGGCATCGGATGGACTCCAACGCAGACAGTACATCTTATACAGAACATCAATGACAGGGCGCGCGGGGGCTTGAGCTTGCTTGCGAATGGCATCCCAAAAGATCCAGACCGGATGAATCCCATGAGCCTCAGAGACAAACTCGTCGAATCGATTGGCAAAAACGAGAGGCTGTTTGGTCTGTTTTTTGTGCTCCCGACAATACGCAAATACCCACGCCATCCAATACAAGGCCCGCGTGGCATCACGAACATCCGCTCGCAGACTGTATACGAACTCGTTAAGTGGAACAGCCACCGGAAGGGGATCGGCGGGGCGGAGAGTAAGACGTCCAAACAGTTGTGAGGGAGCTTTGAGGTGTTCCTGGATGGTCTGTGGATCAAAATCATGGACAGGTTTGATTGTTGGAAGCGATGGCAACTTGTTTTTGCGACAGCTTGACAAGGTTGCTGCAACTTCGCAGATGATCGATCGTACATCTGGATTGTTGCGAATCGATGTCATGGTTCCAACTGTAAAGACCTGTTCGATCGGTGCATACCGCTCGTAGGCTCCAGCCAGGTAGATGAACACATTTGGGTTCGCTCGGTTGATATGGAGCGCGGCTGCATCAAAGAGCGTTGCCCACAAGCTATGGACCAGTCCAGAGCAAAGTAGCTCCAACGCCCAATAACAGGCATAATCTGCGTGACCGAGTTGCACGTTTTGAAGGAGAACCTTCACGACGTGTGAGCGTGGATGTCCGCAAAATGTAGTCTTTTGAAAATCAGCAACTGTGCGAGGATCAGACACCTCCATTATGTTGTTCGCGTAGTCGATCTGAGGAGGGTGAACGCATCAATACAGCCAACCTCTCGGACCCCTTGTATTTGCATTTCTAAGCATTGCTTGGGCTCGTATAAATCGTGCCTTTGCCTCGACTTCTTCAATCGTAGGCGGGGGACCACTTTTTGTCATGAATCGGCGACCTAGAATAACAATGGCAATAAGTGTTACCAGCGCAATAACCCAGTTGAGGAACGTATCTACCCACGAAGACGCAGCGGCAATTGTCTGAGATTGTTTCGCCTTGTTCTTGTTGATCTGATTTTTGATATCATCGATCTGTTTTTGGAAGGTCGAGACGGAGAACACAAGATCATCTTTTACGGTTAAGATCTTGTCGCGAACACCATCCACAACCTCGATTGTAGACTGCTGTTGGTTCTTCTTTGCTTGAATGTCATTGTACCGAGCAACATATCCATTGACAATCGGTTGCGCTTCAACATTGGCGATCCGAGCCTTCTCTTGTTCTACCCAAGCCGCCGCATCGGCACCATTGACTAGCGTGTAGTATGCGGTACGCGCTGTTTGATATGCATCAGGTGCCGTGTCCCGAGCATTCTCGGCTTGCTGGAGAGTATTGAAGGCAGTTAGAATCTTAGTTTTCTTGTCAACATTCGCATCCGCGACTGCAATAGCCTGAGCAAATCGATCAATCTCCGCCTTGTAGACCTCCTTGTTTGGAAGGGATGTATATGGGGCATTTGGAGGTAGCGCTGGCGGTTGCCCAGGTGGTACGTGACCACCCGCAAAGTACATTGGTACAGGCATCAATGGTATGCTGATGGCTTTATCACCTGAATACGTACACGACAATACGCTACCACTTGATGTCATAAAGTAGTTCTTTGCTGTAGGGCACGGGAGCACGCATGCTTGTCCATTCGGAGACACTACGAACTCAGACGGACACGACTGTGTTACACCCATTATCTAGTGCTTAGATAGATTCCAGCTGAGGCACCCACGCAAAGCGTCAAGAAAACAAGATACGATGCATACTCCGATGGAACCATCAAGTACTCAACGAGCGCGAGCAAGATCGTGAACAGAACTGTCTGAATCACTGACATATCCAGGGGCTTCAAGATCTTGCGCTTCACTTCATTGATTGGGTTGGGCTGAACGGGAGGACGCGGATTCTGAATACTATCGGTTACTGCCTTGATTCGATTGCCAGCATCCGACACGGCTGAATAGCCGGCGTACTGACCTTTGATCGTTTCATACCCCGGGGTGCTCATTGTTTAACGGTTAGGAACAAAACTCTTGAATGCTGCGAGCATCGGCATAATCACTCGGGCATCGCGAGACGCTTGCATGTCTCTCCATCCGAGGGGGTTGGGGATAGCACGCTGGTTCTGAGCCTGGTAGGGAAGCAGGGTGGACGACATCCGGACAAATCGAGTAAACTCGGATGCATCGCCGACCATTGCGCGACGAACGGGAGGATTGACTTGACCAAAGGGAGATGTGGGCATTTTGTTTTAGGAACAGGAATATAATGAGTACTCAACTTCCAGTGCCTCTCCAAAGCGCCTTGAACACGTACAAGACACACTACGCTGCCTTCAAGGCGACTGGGAACACCGCCGATAAAACCGCATATGAATCTGCTCTAGCCAGTATCAATACTATCCTTGAAAGCGAATCAAGGACAACGGCTGCAAACGATGAGTACTTACGGAAATTCGTAAGTAAATATGAGACCGAAAATCAAGAGATCGATACACTGCGCAAAACATCACGGGAGATTCAAAAGGAGGGACCGGAAATACAAAACAAGCTGGCACAATCGAATCAGCTATACCAACGTCAGATTGCAACTGTCAATGATACAGGACTCTACATAAAGGCTGGCATTGTGGTCGCGCTGGTTGTCATTGTGGGTATTGTGGGTGCGCTCTGACCTTTTCGCACTAGGATGAAAAAGAAGATCACAAATACAATCCCTAGCGCAGCTGCATACCAAAAAAGGGTTGAGTTGAAGATAGTCTGTTCGTGAGTTTGTAGCTTGTGCAGAGCCGCATATTGATCCTTCTGCTGTTGTAGAATCGTCCGCTCATTTTGAACACCGACCAACTTTCTGATAAGCTCATCTCGGTAGGACTCAAGCCTGGCCGCATTTCCTCTCATTGTCGTTACCTGACTGAGCATCTCCTGTAACAGTGCCGCCATTTCGCCGTTAAGGGTTGTGATGCGAGCAGAGTTGGTGGGATTGTTTGCAGCAACAAGAGTATCGTAGACTCTCTTTTTTTCTTCGTATTCCCTTTCTAGAGCTTGCATTATTACTGAGCGACATTTACATCCTCAACCACATACCGATAGTATGCACTGCGCCCCGCTGTATCCGAATGACGAGTGACCTCCACAACATCACCTGGGATTGCACCGATCCACTTGACCATCGCATCCTGAGAATCTAGCCACGGCAACTGGTTCTCCGGCTCTGAGATCTTGAACTTATTGAACACCGCCGTCCGCTCCTCCTCCGAGAGAATACGGTGAGGCATCGCCATACGGTGGGTGGTGATGTCAAACTGAAGCTGTGAGATATGGAAGAATGTAAGTCGCTGATCTGCATGCGCCTTTACAAACCTCAGAACATTCTCAGAGGGCGGACTGTTCGCAATAATCACAACACCATTTGTATATCCATTCTGCTTGGCGAAGGCTAGCATGACTCCGATATCACTTGCAAGCAACTTCTCCTTCTGACTAAAACACACCAGGATCGACCCAATCGTGTACAGAGTGACTTTCTCCATCTTCTTCTCGTCGGTCGTCACCTCCCGCACCTCCGTGTCGAGGTTGCGACGTTCAAACATAGTGCTGAGAGTCTTAAGTGCTGTCTCCTCCATTGTGGTGACCCTGTCTTATTAAGAAAGGCATCCGTTTTTTTCGGGAGCTTTGAACAATGAAGCAGTGGGTCTGGTTCGTACTTGCTCTTATAGTTGTTGCTTTTGTGATGAAGGTACTTCCGGGAATAGATAAGTTCTACGGTGGTCCCCCGGAGTCTAAGATGACCGATACCAGTCAGCAAAAGCGTGCAATGGCGCACGAGGATTCCTCGTACGCCCAGCAGACAAACCACTTCAAGCAGAACAATGATGTAGGTGAAGCTCTTGGAATGGAGACGCCATGGCAGGTCAACCAGTTTAAGAGCCGTCTGTGAGAAGAACCAATGAAAACAAAAATCCCAAGAGCGCTTCGTGAACAGGTATGGTTAGTTCACGTGGGACCTAAGTTTCAATACAAGTGCAAGGTCTCGTGGTGTACGAATACCATGAACGTGTTTGATTTTCAATGTGGGCACAACATCCCCGAGTCGAGGGGCGGGGCAACCGATGTAAACAATCTTGTCCCCATTTGCTCTCGATGTAATCTTAGCATGGGCAGTCAGTTCACAATCGACGAATGGAACAAAAAATTTGGATCGACACATCGATCTTGCTATACAAGGATCTGCGATTGGTTCAGAGGTCCAGGGTCGGGATCTTTGGTGGCGGTAGATCCGGCTTCGTCCCGTTCGCGCGATGGCGCTCCACGTCATCCCAAAATGCGCGCAGTTCTGAAATGTGATCGGACAGCCAGTTCGGGTCCTTCGGAACAAGGTCTTTCTTGATATCCGTCAGGACCCAGTACACATATTGATAGTCCTCGGTCAAGGTGCTCTGCCATTGGTGAAGCTCGACGCCATCTTCCTTGTAGTTGACCTTACCGTCGGAATCCACTGCAAAGACGCCCTTCTTATCCTGGCTCGCATCCCAGACCGTAAAGTTCACCTGCTTAAAGCGGAACTCCACATATTCACACTCGTCAATCCCCGTACACTCCATTTGCATCTGCATTTGGTGTACGTAATAACTCGGGATTTCGTCTTTACGAAGACGGCTCATTGGACACTTAAACTCAACCAGACGACCGTAGCGCCTCGGGTCCGCATCTGCATACCTTGGAATAATCAGACCGTCTGGAGACGCTCCGAGGAACTTGTGTACAGGATGCTGACAGCAACCCACGTCAATGATATCGCAGTCAGTCGTATCTTCGTAGATCTTCTTTGCAACTGGCTCAAATCGGGTGCCCCAAATCAACGCAGGGATTGCATTCGAGATGTTCGTATCTGCCCGGGCTGGTGGCTCGAGCTTCTTCAAGAGCAGCTCCAAGCGAGATGCAGGTGTCTGCCAAACCTTGGACACCTCAGATGCAGTCACCATAGTTCCACGTTGGGAGTGCCAAGCATCCGTTCGTTGACTTTGCTTTCCGTAGAGCCGAACCGTTCGCTCAAATGCTCGATCACGCATCCACAGAAGACCAACCTTGCTCGTCATTAACTTTTGAGTCACTCGCATGACTTCCTGTCGGAGGAGGCGGCGCGAAATCTCCGGCGCAAGGGATTTGCACAGAGTCACAAAACGGCGTAGACGAGCGTTGAGATGGGTATACGGACGATCGTCCAGAAGGTACGAGGCCAGTGCCTCCTCCATTACTGTTCTCTACCTTGCTGTCCGAAAGTTCATTTTGAAGAGCGAGGAGACGTGCCTCAAAATCTCCAGCACCCATCACACCAAGTTCGGATGAACGACTGAACATATCCTCATACATCTTCTTGAACTCGGCATCATACTCCTCAATCTTGCTGAGGGGAAACCCGTCATCTTTCATCGTCGGCAGAACATCATCCTTCTCAAACACGGGATCGGGAAGCGGGAGCTGATCTTGAATCATCTCCTGTGCGGATGCATACTCCTTGTACTCCTGCGTCTCTCCAGGCAGAATGAACTTCCCTTCAAGTGCGACTCCAATTGAAGCCGTAACATTCAGTACTGTGCACGCGCGCGGCTCACGGGGTTCAAGAAACTTGGCAACCTCTTCCTCAGACCCAATGATTGTCGTCGGAGCATCAACCGAAGCCATTTGTCTTTATCTTACGGACCCACTTTAAGCGAGAATACCGCAGTAAGATTACAAATGGAGGTCATTCAAAATCGCGATCATTGGGTCCTGCACCGTCTGGAGGGATTTTACTCAAACGCGGAACATTTCAAGAAGGTCCAAACAATCCTGTCTGGAGAGTCGAAGATCAGCCTGCGTCTTCTGGACTGGCTTGTCACCAACTATGCAAAGAAGCACAATGTGGCATACCTGGTCGGCACCCGCCACGTCATTGTCTACCTCGCCTACAAGTCTCACCTGAAGGCGTATAGCAAGAAGATGTTCGACCCGTTCTGTCGTTGGAAGCGCATTCAGTTTATGGGACTGGACACCACTGTTGGACAGCTCAACTTTTTTGAGTGGGCACTCCAGGATGATGTGCTCAAGTATCTCGAGGAGAACTACGATGCCATTCACGCAGATATGGAGGCCTGTTCGACTACGATTCAACCCAAGACGACAGAGGATGGTGTTCGTCGCAAGAGACATGAGCTTAGTCGGTCTGCAACCAAGGCTGTGCGTCACCATGACGTGAAGGTAGTTGTTACCTTTGAGTAATGCAGTCAATCTTGGATCCACGCGTGATCTACACAAATCTTTCAAGGGATGTGTCGGAGCATGATGTAGATGTCGTCTCTGACTTGTGGTCAATGGATGGTCGTGATGTCTACCGGGGTTCCCGCGACAGACAGTACTCTCATGCAAATGTATATTGGTTGTATAGCGAAGATCTTGAGCGTGTAGGACTGGTTGAGCACTCCTTGACAGACAATGCTGACTTTCGTATTCTTTGGTTTTACGACGACCCCTTCAGTTCTTTCTTCCAGGAAGAATGGACTGTCATTGAGAGCTTGTGGTCACTTCTTCCCCGTACAACAGTTGAGCGATGGATCACCGAAGAACAAACGGCAACCGATCAGATTTTAGGTGGATGCCTTTACGGAGACGCGCGTATCGTGAGTCTTGATCATGTGTTGCACCCTCCCATTGTGCATAGTTGTACAGACTGTGGACTACGATCACTAAAAAAGGTAGACTGCCAAGATGTGCAAAGCCCACTCGACTTTCCAGACAAAGCAAAAATTTTGTTTATAGACGACGATTTGTACGTCTGTCGGCCGCCTGCTGACTCTAAAGTTTGGGGATTACTTGGATTTACATTGCCGCTCCCACCACGCGGCGACGAGCCTGCTTTGCCGGAGTTGGCGGAGGAGCCGCAGATGCCGGCGGTGCAGTCGGAACCTCTGCCTCAAACACTGCCTCCTCAACCTCAGGCTCCTTGAATGCCGAGAGGAGCTGTGCAACCGTGGGCTTCTCCCTCTCCTCCTCGTCATCGGCTCCCTCCTCCGCCTCGAAGACCTGGGCCGCCGTGACACGCTGCTGTGCAGACACCTGTGCATACGAGATGCGCCAGGTGACTCCGAATCCCTGTCCCGAGACGTAGATGCTCGGGCTGACGATGAACCGCGCCTCCATGCGCTTCGGGAAGACCGTCTCCAGGTTCTCCGTCGTCAGCGGGATCGGGCGATTCGCCATATCCACCGCATCCATATTGACCTTCCCATCGTAGACAGGAACCTTCATGCGGAAGCTCGGCGGGTACTTTCCGTTCGGAACCCACTCAGCCCCCTGCTTCTCCACGCTGGGAGACACCAATGACTTCATGCTGTCACGGAGGACATCCTCCTTGCGAGCACGCCCAAACCATGACGTGGACTTCTCAACCCCCGTCTTGATGACCTTCTCCTCAAGGTCCTTCAGGAAGTTGTACATCTGTCCGATCTCTCCCGCCTCAGCTGAGGCACGCTCCTTCGCATAAGAATCGCATCCACGCAGACTTGCGAGCATCGTGTAGTTGATTCCGTTCTCAGTCTCCTTGATTGAGACCCCCATAGGATACTGAAGCTTGGGAACACGCATCTGGAAGTTCTGCCCGTTGTACTTGATCGGGACACTCTTGGACCCATTCGTCTTGCTCACGCGGATATCTCCAAACGAGACCTTGTTGATGTCGAGGTTCGCGGCGTTGATGATTGCATTGACGGACATTTTGCTCTGGTTGTGTGATCCTATTACTCAGCTTGTCTGTAGATCCATTTTATCCGTCCGTTTCTACTTTCAAGAACTACCGCAGATAAGACAATGGTCAGGTGCGCGGCGGTGAAGAAGAAAGGATCAACTTTACAATGCGCAGCCAATGCATTGCGTAGACATATGTTTTGTGGAACCCATGCAAAGGCAAAGACGGCTGAAATATGGAAAGATATTCGCGAGAAAGACATTCGGATCACCAAGTGTCAATCGATTGCTCGGCGTTGGCTAGTCGTCCGTCGGCTTCGATTAGGCGGTCCGGGTGTCCTCAGTCGCAAGAACCTTGCAAACGATGAAGAGTTAGTCACATTTACAGAATCAGGTCGCCAACATCCGTTTAGCTATTTCGGGTTTATCGAAAACGACAAGACGTGGTGGTTTGATTTTGATACATTGTGGGTGTGGTCTTTGAAGTCTGTGGAACCTACAAACCCATACACTCGTACGCCACTGACAACTGAAGTCCGAAAGCGTCTGCGAGAAACGTGGGCGTATCGAGTTCGGCATGGAATTGGCGTCCCACCGGATCCAAGAGATGTCGAAGAGCGCATACGATGTAGATGGACAATGTTACACCAAACCTTTGTAGATAACGGATTCGTAGACGTATCCTTGAATCAACTTACCCGCCTTTCCAAAAGTTCCCATGTTGCAATGTGGAGGTTTTTGCGGGATGACTCGCCGGCAACACTCCACCTCGCCGGGCATATGCTGGCATTTTCTATCGTCAATGCAGGTCCGGCAATGTATATTGTCAACTCATTGCGAAACCTGATGAAGGCTGTCACTCTTCAAAAAGAGCCGTATGAAACCGTATTTGCGGTAATGTCAGCAATCTATCGTTGTTGAAAAGAAAAGGGTTTAGATGACCGCCGATGGTAAGAGTATACCAGTGCGTTAAAGATGTC